TGCTTGTAGGCATTCTCCATTGCGATTTCGTAGCTAACACTTCCGAAGTTTACACGAGGAGGAGACTCCCACGGACGACGATCCCCGGAAGGAGAACCTCCTTCTTGCTGCCAGTCCACACGCAACCCATACTTCACAGACACGAGCCAGTTGATCCCGTCTCCTCCATCAGGAGCAATACCCACAGTGGCGACCACACAGTTCGAGTCCTCTGGGTGGACATCTCCATAGTTTGGGATGTCTGTGCTCTGGAAGATGGTGAAGGCTCTCGTCTCCGGGTCATCTGTTAGGACCTGATAGGCAACCGTGTACTCTCTTCCGTTCACACCCTCTGAAGCGGGATCTCCATCGAGCTTCTTCGTGACTGATACAATACTCATAGTCTCACCACCATTTCGTCATCTTGTCCTGCTCTTGTGACACCGATCAGGGTATCCAACCTGTAGTTGGTCTGATCAGTGGCATTAAGTTGCTTTCTTCTCCACACGTTGTTAGTAGCTTCCGCTTTTGCTGCGGCGAGTGTCCCCTTCTGGACTGCTCCTGCTTCCATCACGACGATACTCTTGATCTTCTGATCGAAGTCCGCATCCTCTACAATGGACTCGGCTGCTTTCGTGACGTTCTCCACCTCTTTCAGGGCAACACTGGAGATCTCTGTAAGTTTGGACTTGAGTTCATCACTTGCATTCAACCACAGGTCAGAGCTCTCATCTATTAGGCTTCTGTATTCCCCTTTCGTGAACTCAAGACTGTCAGTGATGGTGCTCTTGTAGCCGTCGAGCATAGGTGTGAGATTGGATTCAGTCACCCTGAAATGGATGTCCTCAGAAAATCCTTTGAGATCTGGTGCTTCCCAATCCGTGAATCCACCCTTGACCCATTTCCAGACAGCACCGAAGAACTCCTTGATATTCTCGGACATGTTCACGATAACGCCACCCGTGAATTGAGCAATGCCCGTCCACAAGCTACTCCAATTTATGATAAGCCACTGGAAGAAGCTTTTGAAGTTTGTGGTCATGTTGACAACGAGAGAACCCACTAGAAGTCCAGCAGAGGTGATCACTTCTGACCAGTTGTTAGCGAACCATGTCATGAACTTGAAGATGTTGACCCCGATGACACTGTATCCTTCAATAATATTATGGAAGAAGATCTCGAAAAATAACCATGCTTGTTTCAATCCTGTCTTGAAGTAGACCGCGATCCCAATAGCTACTTCTTGAATTACAAGACTTGCTCCCTTGAACCATGTAATGACATTCGTGAGGATCGTCTTGAACTTATCCATGAGGGTCTCACCCTCTCCATAAACAGATACGAGACCGACAACAACTCCGGCAAGGAGACCAGCCCACAGCAGGAAACCGGATGCAAGAGCACCACCAACCACAGTGGCCAAGGTTCCAACCAGCATTGCCAGCTTCCCGAAGATAATGAGGAGGGGACCTGCAACGACGAGGATGGAGCTTATGGTGACGATCAAGGTCTTTGTTCTCTCCGACAAGTTGCTCCACTTCTCTCCAAGCCATGCCAGTACATTTCCTATTGTACGAAGAGTGGGAGCAAGCTTCTCACCGATCTCAATTGCTGCGACTTGGAACTGTGCCTTGATCCTCGACCATTGGAAAGCGACTGACTTGCTCTGTTCCTCAAGGGCGGCGAGTGCTGCCCCTGCTCGATCAGCCTGAGCAATGAGATCCCCGGCGAAGTCCTTCCCCTCGTTACGAACAAGAGAAGATGCGGCTTTGAATCCTCTCATCTTGAAACCTAGATTTGTGATCTCTTTTGCGGCCCCTCCTGTTTCCCTTGCCAAGATCTTAATCGTCTTACCGAGACCCAGAGTGTGAAGAGCTACATCTGCTGTGTAAAATCCATAAGTCTGAAACAGGGAATCAAGTTCAGCTGTCCCGGTAATAAAACGAAGAAGGAACCTGTTCATCGCCGTGAATGCTTCTGCTGACTGAATACCTCCACGGGTCATAGTTGCGATACCTGCGGCGATCTCATCGAACTCAACACCCACCGCTTTACCTGTCGAGACGATAGCTCCAAGTCCTCCGGCAAGATCACTGAAGGATAGGACACCTTTCTCAACAGTTTTGAAGAGGATGTCTGAAACGTCTGCGGCATGTTCCGCACCGAGACTGTAAGCATTCAGGACAGCAGTGATAGCCTGTGCGGATTGTTCCGTGGTTGCAAGTCCCGCTTTTGCGGCAATGGTCGCATGTCGCAGAACATTGAGACCGGCTGCTCCTTGGAAGGATGCTGAGTTGATATTGTACAGAGCTTCTGTCAATCCGACCGGGGATGATCCTAGTTCAACGGCAAGGTCCAGTGCAGCACGGGAGGTCCGTTTCAACTGCTCCTCCGATTGCTTTGCGATTGAGTTTACATTCCTCATTCCAGCCTCAAACTTCGAGAACTGGAATACGGCAAAACCTCCGATGGCAGCAAGGGGAAGTGCCGCTCTTGTAATTGCACTCCCCATCGCCACAGATGAAGCTCCTACAGAGTTTGCAGTCGCCCCGAATTGAAGAAGAGTATTTTGAGCACCACGAATGCTGGCGTTGAATCCACCTACCTTGGCATTCAGTATTACTCCGATTGCGCCAACACTACGAATACTCATGCTGCTACCTCTTCTTCAACTTTCGTTTCTTGCGAGACTTCTCTTTCTCCTGAGTCTTGTCCAACATTCCTTTCCACCCCATAAGCTTGCCCTTGATTTCCTGCCACGATTTCCGTCTTTCCCTGTTTGACGGATCGAAGTTCAGACGGAAATCCTCCAGCTCGTATGGAGAGTGCTTCCGCTTCTTGTCCCTGTTGATGTTGGCAAGGAGTGCTTGCTCGGCAGCAGACCGCAAATCTGATCTCACTGGCTCCAGTGGACATATTCTGTTGTACGCGATCCATTCTCCAAACTCCCTACTATCCATCTCCTGTTGTAAGCGTTTGACTGTCGTCCCCATGATCACGGACAGCTGGAACCAGAACAAACGCTCGGGACTCTTCGCTAGTTTTTTTCAAGCTCCTCAATCTCAGCTTTACCAATACCGTTCAGCTTCGTAGCTGCATTGAACAACCGATCCAAGACAGCTCCGTTCTTCTCTGCCAGCACCTCTCCAGCTTGCTCTATCGTGAACAGGACCTCTCCGTCCTCTCCTACCATGCACTGCTGAAGGAGTTGTACTTTCAGACCACGGACGTCCTTATTCGGTCCGTTGGTCTTCTTCATACAGACCTGCTCGAACTCTTCCCTCTCCGTCCCCCGGAGAACAGCGAGGATGACTTCCCCTCCCCATTCCGGGACGTCCTCATGAACGGTCGTGATGTCCTGTGCTTCTGCGATGTCTGCTCTGCTCAATATCTTCGTCATGGTTATTACCTTCTCTCGTCTACGTTATTGTGACCCCACCTGTGACCTTCAACGTCGCCGAAGCAGTCGCTCTATCTTCAAGCGGGCCTTTCGGAGCGTAGTTGGTCAAGAAAGCATCGAAAGTCCATACACTCGCCGTGGAATCCGGGAACGTGATGGTGACTTCTTCTGCTGCTTCGTTGATGGGAATTGATGTCGCCGGAGCGAACGCCATCTCAACTCCACACTCTCCCCAATCCGCCAAGAGACTTGGCGTGAATGAATGAACAAGGGAACTCCCTTGGTGTGAGGTCTCGATTGACTTTCTTGTCGCTGCCGGAGGTGTCACGTCCAGAAGCTCCGCCATGAAGCCACTCTGGAACGTAATCACGATCCCTGTTGATACGAACATTATTATCTCCTCCTATCCTTTCCTTCTGTACTGGTTACTGTTGTTGCCTTACTGAATGAAAATTAACTAACCACACATATCTTTTCTTTCCGTCCTGCTGGAGGAAGAAGGGCTCTTCCTGTGGGAATATCCCCTGATACCTGACAGTCCCCACATAGAAAGCACCCCATGCAATGATCAGGTCCGTGATGGTCTCAAGTTGTGTCCGGGGAGTTTCTCTACCCACTCCCCTTGCCATGAGTTGTACACCGTCTGTCTTCATGGGGTAACGGGAACGAAGTTGGAAACCGTCCCTGCGATTCGGTGGGGTATCGAGAACACCGATTGCATTATCTGAGACATCACCTGAATCAGGAATGATTGTCAGGAATAGACCCCAGTCTGCTGATCCTCCTTTGGTGTACCCGTTCACTGTAACGAGACGATCAAGAACGTCTTTGGGAGCTGAGTTCATATACTTGCTGCCTTTCGTATATCTTCGAGAACCATGGGTCCTTGCGACTCGACCGCTTTGGATAGGAAGTGAGCTTCTCCTATCCGTCTGGTCTCTCCGCTCTTCTTATCAAGCTTGTCATGAGATGCTTTCACGCCCTCGTGAACGTACAGGGCATAGTAGGCTCCGAAGCCGATCTCCACAGTCGGACTTCCTCCTGTAGATATTTTCAGGGACGTCACATCCTTGCGAGCTTCAGCAACGGTGGACTCAACACCAGCCCTGATCTCCTCTGCGTCATCCCCCTTGTATGCTTTTCCATACCTTGCTGTAGCTCCCCACACAATAAAACCGCTTGATCTCAGGTTGCCCAACTGTACAGGGACTCTTTCCTGTGCGTTCCTGAGTATCCGGAAGCCACCAGCAATGAGACCTGCTTGGGTGACCTTCTTCATGCGTACAATCTCCAACCCGAGATTGTGAACGGTCTCATCAAGTCCTATGGTACGAATGCTCATACTACGTGCAGTATCCTCAAGTATTCACTGGCCCTCAGATTCGGTATCTTCCCGATACCCATGATCACCCTTGTATTCACGACCAGACGAGGATTGGTGTACGTTGTGGGGTACGCTGCCTGCAAAGCGACAAGAGTTCCCAGCCAAAGGGAACCATTGAAGACCATGTCCTGATCCGGATAGATAACAGCAGAGGAAATGGTCTCTTCCCCTTTGTAGTTCACGAAGAGGACTGTCCTATCATCCCAGCGACATCCAAACTGGACAGGGGCAGCGTATGTGAACCCACCCTCTCCGTCGGCAACAGGGGCTCCCCAGTACACCGCAACCTGCTTCCTCATTCTGGTGATAATACTCATTATGTAATGTCATAGGATACAAATCCCGTTGACACCTTCCCTTTGCTGTTGCTCAAAGCTGTGAGGGCTCCACTGGTATCCAGCATCATCGCCTGCTGTCCGTACATCGTGACTTGAAGATTGAGTCCGAGCTTGTATTGGTTTTTGTCCATCACGACGTCAGCCTTCTCAGTGTCCTTCCTCATGTCCCGGATCGCGACCATGTGAGCAGACAACCATCTCTCAATCTCCTTCAACTGAGCAGTCCCCAGAGAGGGGTCTGTACATTCCTGATTGATGATGATGTTTGCCGCAGTGATGAAAGCGTCTATGCTCGTGATAGCTGGATCAATCTCAATAATCTCTTCCACTTCTGCTCTGTTGACTCTGTTCGCCATTAGATACTCCCCTTACCTGATACTGACCGATACCACTCAGGATTGACGAACTCTCTTGCCGCCTCCTCTTTCCATTCCAGACCCAGCCAACGGATGACACTCTCTATCTCGGAGTAGTCACCTTGTACGAACTTCGTGGGCCATACTTCCCGGACATCCAAGACCTTCTTCATCTCCTCGAACCGTTCCTTGTGGTGAGTGATCCATTTGTACCAGTCCAGATAGTTATCACCGAAAGCTCGCATGAAGGTCGTCCGTGCACATGACCGGGCAATGTCGTCGTCCCGTCTCCGGACAATGATCCACTTGGCTTCCGGGAAAGCTGTTTGCCAGAGAGGCCAGATCAGACAGAGCTTTGCGCCCTTGTAGAACCATGGTCCTCTTGTGAATCCCTGCCACTTCATGGCCCACTCCACACGTTCTCTCAGATCAGACATCTCATCGAGATTCTTGACGTCCGGGAGGGGATCCTGTCCGAGTGGATCCATTTTGATTGAACGTAAGTAGGGTTTGATGATCGAGTTCCTTATCTCAGTGTTCTCAAACATCCCTTTCCTGTTGTTCGGTGTGGGTCCACTCATCTTGCCACCAAAGGCTCCACACATATGAACAATGGCCGCGGTCATTGATGTCCCGGATCGAGCACATCCTGTTAACAGTATCGGCGGTATCATTTCCACTCCTTCACTACCCAGTCATCCTGTACATCTGACGGACGAGGTTTTCCATGAAAGCAGACAAGCTGTGTCCCTTCAGGTAGACCTCCCTTACAATGGTTCTTGTAGGAAGCGACCTTGACATGCTTCTGGACGACGTCGGGTTCAATGTCCCTCTTCCTGAGTTCCCTCAAGATAAAGATCTGATCCCATAGAGCCTTGGGATCCTTCACAGTCCCTAGCAATCGTGTTGCCTGTGCCTTGAACTCCTCAAAGAGGAAAGACATGTCACTATGCCAAGCCATGATGCCTGAGCCTCGCCTGTCAGTTTGTCTGAATCCCTTGATCATGGTGAAGGTAGACTCCAGTTGGGCAAGAGCACTGAAGTCTCCTGTGACAAGGGTGTCCAAGTCCAAGTAGATGATGGGTCCTTCCTCAAACTGATCCTTGAACAGTTCCAGTTTCGACCACCATCCCGGCCATCCCTCTGTCAGGGGTTGCGTCTCCACATTCCCCACTCGCTTCTCATCAGAGAGGCAAATGAAACGATGGCCTCCCTTCAGGTGACGTCCCACAGCATTACGGAGATTGATGACATAGTCCTCAGTGAAGTCCCCTCCTGTCTTGTACACACAGACCACAGTCGGGATCCCCTTCTTCGCAGGAGTGGTAGCTGTCTCCTTCACTTGATGTCTTGGAGTGATGGTCTTTCTCTTTACTCTCTCCACTCTCCTCTTCTCACCGATCTTCGTGAGACCTGTCACGCCGGCGACCTTACTGACCAGATCTGACGGAGTAGCATCCTTTGTATTGGCGATGTCATACCAGACGTCTCTCGACTGAGGAGGACAGGAACGCCAATGGAACTGTTCCGGGAAGAAGTCGTTCCAGAGCATCACAGTAGGCTTCCTGAATGCTGCGGACATGATAGTGATCCCGGATGGAAATCCGATAGTGGCTTGAGCATTACGAAGAAGACTGAAACACTGAGAGAGACTGGTCTTCCCTGTCAGGTCATGGTATATCTCGCTTCCTTCATCATCCTTGATCAGTTGCTTGTGCATCCCCGTGTTCGCATCCCACTTGGCACCGATCAGGATAGACTTCTGCTTCGTCCTCTGATAGAGGAGGCGATTCGTTTCAGAGACCTGTGAGATACTAAACTCATTGAGCCATTTCAAGTACATCCCATGGGGAATGAAGTACGAGACGTAGTAAGGACCGATCTCATCACGAAGGAGTTTCCCGTACCGACGTTCCTCAAGGTCCTGATGCATGGGAGGAAACCAGTCAGTGGTGTATTCAAGATCATGCTGGTCGATTGAGTGACCGAACCTCATCACCCCGTTATAGGAGATGAAGTAGTCACACTTTACCACATCCTTGAAGATTGTCCGTCCACACTGAGCATATGCCTCTTTCCAGACAGGTCCCTTGCTTGACCACGTCCTGTATCCCGCGGCATTGACAAAGGGAATCCTCCGGACGTAATCAATGGACCTGTCCTTGGATCCACCGAGAGAAGTCGGTGACATGATGAAGACGTCTGGCATCCCGAGTTTGTTTACCTCGCAGAAGCTCTGGATCTTCGTCATGGACCAGTAGATGTCACCGATACCGGGAGGGACTAGGATCTTGACGCGTTCCTGCTTCGGTTTGGTTGCCTTGAAAAGGAGTTTCCCTTCGATGGGGTGACTGAAGCCGACATCTGTGAATCCAACGTCGGTGAGCATGTTCTTGATGACTCCCTCGTTGAACATCCACAGGTGCTCAGTGATCTTCCAGTGTCTCTTACTGTTGAAGTCCGGGATCTCCAACCTCAGACAACCTTTCTGCTTCAGGACACGGAACATCTCAGCAAGAGTTGCTTTAGGATCCATGACGTGCTCAAGGAGGTCGTGACTGGTGACTACATCGAAACCATCCGTGGGGAAGTTGATGTCACAGAGATCCTGAAGGTAGACGTGCTTGTGTTTGTCGAGATCCTCAGAGAGTTCACATCCTACAGCATCCAGTCCCTTATCAAGACAGGCATCAAGAAACGCAGCATTTCCACAACCGACATCGAGGAGTTTTGTATTAGAGGAGAAACGGTATGCCTTCAAACGAGCAAGGGCAGCAGTCCTGTCCTGTTATAGGTGTGTCCATACTTGTACTCTGTGCCATAGAAAGCAGAGAGTTCAACAGGAGTCATGTTTACATCCTGATGAATAAGTCCACAGGTCTCACAGATCTTGATGGGTATGCTGTGGGTCTCACTGGACGCGAACCTTTTACTTCCGCATGATGTGCAAGTCGTGATTAGACTCATGTCAATGTTTCCTTGTACCCCAGTTGCTCACTGAGGGTTTTGATCCGTTCATGTTGCTCTTGAAAATGCTGAAGATCCATTGGTGTCAAATCAGGATCTCTGTGAACAGTTGTGCTGATCTGCGTAGAATGTTGCTCTGGATCAGAAGCAGAAAGGCCACACCACTCAACTACTTCAGCAAGCTGCTTGGCGTCCTTCAGATCTTCATACCTCACGTGGATGACAGGTGATCCGTGAGAGTAGCGATGGTCTACTGTTTGCTGTGCTTGGACAACCCATCTATCTACCCACAGCTTTATGTCCTCACGACGATTGTCATGCTGGGGAATGTATCCACCTCCCTGAGGAAATTGACTGCGGAAAGAATCTCCGAATCTTCTGGTAAGGAGGATGATTTTTGCATCAGGCCACTGATACAGAAGAGTGTCTAACTGGAAGCCTTCCCAGTTCGTCTCCTTGAAGCCCCATCTGTCAAAGCCTTCCGATATTGCTGAAGCCCCGTACAACTTCTCGATATACTCCTTGTGACAGGTGAGAGCCATGAGGGCCTCGGGATGTAATACGGCTTGCCACATGTCAGCCTTGTGCTTTCGGAATACGTCGAGAGTGTACTTGTTGCGAGTGTGCGCACTTGCATTCAAGGCAGGTGGCAGGGATGCGACGTCGCTCCACAAAGTCTGCAGTGGGAAAAGGTAAGGACCGCCCTCTCCCCAAATAAGAACGTCACCTGTAGATGTCAGTACCCGCTGGAGCCACGTTGAACCCGATCGTGGGCTCTGCGACAGGATAAAGATGGGGTTGCTCATAATTCGTCCTCTAGGTTGGTGTCTTCAAAAATGTATAGGTCAGAATCGGGTCCAGCATTCACAATGTGATGATTTCTGTAGCGACCGAAATCCACATGCTTCTTCAGTAACTTGAATCCTTCAAAATGGCGGAGCATTACAGCGGGTTTGCAAATGGGACTCTTCTCGTTCTCGTGGAAGTTGTGTCCGGGATCCCCTTCGGCCCACTTCATGTCAAACCCAAGGAGGACAACTCTTCGTGCTCCCAGACGGAGAGCAAGACCTACTGCTGTCGCTCCTGTGTTGTTGTACCATCCAAGGAAGTCGGGTTTGAGGTCAAGTGTCTGGGGACTTGCGTCCCTATGGAAGACCTTGACACGATTCCCGAAGTCCTCGTGCTCTTTGGTGGGGCAGGTGACTACTAATCCCCTGTAGTCCTTCAATGCTTCACGATGATGGTCCACGTACCAGTAGAAGTCACCATAGAAGCATATCTGGGCAAGGAGACCGTCGCACAGTTTGTAAGCGTCGTTGCATCCTATAACACAACGTCCACGAAGGCAGGAGAAGTCAGTCCCCCGAAGACTTCTCCCACCCCCTACAACGAAAACCGTCTGATCTCTGAACACACGGTAATCATCTATGGACCAATAATCCATTACGCAGACCTGCTACTCTTCTTGGTCGTTGTCTTTGCCTTCAAAGCTCTCTTGGCTTTCTTCAGGTTACCCTTCACGGTCGCAAGAGCTTCGACGAGTTCAGCATTCTCTTCCTTGAGACTTGCCACTTCGTCCAATGCCTCCTGACAATCCGAAGAACCACTGGACGCCTTGAGTTTCTTGTTCTCTTCAAGGAGGTCCTTGATGGTCTGCTTCAACTCTTTGATGAGACCAGACGAGTCACTGTCTCCAGTACTCTCCGCTTCCATCTGAAGTTCTTCGATCTGTGCTTCGAGGATACGGACCTCTTCCGGTGTTCCGCTCTGCTCCATCCCGGCGATCTTTGCTTCAAGTCGCTTGATGGTCATTCGTGCATCATCCAGAGCTTCGGTCCCTGATTCATTCCCCTCCATGGAAAGGTTTCGGAACTTGTTGGGGTATTTTGCGCAAAGGTCCGCTTCCGAGTGAACCCTCATACCCTTGGTGTGCTTCTTGCCGGACGTGTCCGTAAACTTCCCGGCCACTACTTCAAATCTCATCTTGGTGCCCATTGCTTTTCTCCTGATTAGAAAAGAAAGGATCTGGTTATCCTTTCTCAGCTACGTTTCGTTACGACAAGTGAACTATGCCACTTCTCTCTTCTTGATCCGCACGAGGCTGTGGCACCAAGATCGTCATGACCTTGTACTGGTGCTGCATCCCGCCTTCGGTGTCCCACTCGACCGTGGTCACTGGTAGACCCTGAATCATCCGGATCGTCTCGGAGTTCATCTCAACAAGGAGGACATTGTCCGCCGTCAAGAAGTCCGATACTGAGATGGATGTGATGTTCTCCAGCTTCAGGATACGCTCCCGGATCGTGAGACTGTTGGAAAGTCCCGCGGTATCGTAATCATCGTCAAGTGCGGACTCATACGCAGTAGGGACGTAGAGCTTGAACGGACCGAAATGACGGTCATTGATCGCGTCCTGCTTCATTCCCTGTACATCTGCGAGGATCTGGGCGCCCGTCTTGGACGCATCATCCCATGCCAGAGTCAGTGTGCGAACGGACCGGAACGGGAAGTCAGTGTACCCGTAAAGGACACCCCCGCCGAAGTTCAACGAGTTCGCACCCGTGAACAACATGGTCTCTGCCGCTTCAGCAACCTTACGAGCCGCCATCTCGGCATTCGACACGTCCAACGACATTCCACGGTTGCGACTGGCTTCCAGTACCCTCGCATTGATGGTGAAGTCGTGATGGATGATCGGCAACGGGAGGTAATTGGTCTCAAAGTTTACACGATCCTTGAGCCCTCTCGTTATCGCATCCATGGAGACCTGTGCCGGTGTGAAATCACTCTGATTTTCATACTCGAACACTGTGGTCCCAAGACCGTTGGTATGGGCAACAAGACCCAGACTCAACAGATCCGCAACACCGTTCAATCTCAACTGTGCTGCCTTCAGGACTGCTTCATCAAACTCGATCCACTCATCCCTACGGAGAGTAGCCAGAGTTCGCAGACTGTTGACATTCATTCCAGACTTGGAAAGACGTTTGGCAACCGAGCCATACGCAACTCCCTTGTGGAATCCATCAATCTGTACACCATTTCTCATTTCATTTCTCCTTCAGTACTTCTTCAAAAACAGGGACCTCTGCTCCCCTTGGTTTTCCTCTAGTTCACTTCAACGCGACATCGACCACTTGGATCGACGGAACTGGAATCCGACATGTCAGAGGCTTCCTGTGCCTTACCGACGATTGCCGAACCAACATTGGACGCTGCTTCTGAATCCGGGACATGGAGACGAAGAGTTCCGTCACCTGCCGATTCCAGAAGATCACCCTTTGCAATGTTCTGACCATTCTGGATCAGTGCATTCACTTCCTCACCGGGCTCCGCAGCACGATACAGGACGTTGGTCCCTGTCGCGTATGCGTCGTCGATGTCCTTTCCCTGAAGGTCATCCTCGACTGCGAACAGTCTCGCCACAACACTTCCACCCGCCGTTGCATGGACCAAAACAGTGTCCACAGCAGCACTCGTGATCTCTACCAGATGGCCGGGAGTGATCGCTCCAGAAGCCTTAGCTTCCTTCGGGATTCCATTTCCGACTACGAAGATCGTTCTAGTTGCCATTGTCTTCTCTCCTCTTTCTTGACTTCCTACTCAAACAGACAGCATCCGCTCCCTGTACTGATTACCCGTTACCCTTGTCCCACGCCATCGCCGGCATGTCTGGGACCTTGTCCTCTTCGTTGTCCGTGATGACGGGATTCTGCCCATCATACGTCGGCTCGACATCACACATCTTCGCGAGTCGAGTCAGTTCCGGGACTTCCTTGGTATTCAGTTCCTCTTCACTGAAGTCACAACGATCATTTGCCTTCAGACCTGCGACAAGTGCAGCCTTCTGGTCGTTGTAGGTTTTGATACCATGGTTGAAGCTGGCCTGAACATCTGGGTCCGCAGCGGCAAGCAACGTCTCGAACGTAGGAGACGAATTCACCTTGGGAGTTCCGTCTTCATTCAGTTCAACTTCCGTCTCTGGGACAACAGGTGCCACAGGAGGTACGACAGGAACCACCGGGGGAACAACAACAGTCTCTTCGGCCTCAAGGATCGTCGCCTCGATACCGTCAAACTGTTTATCACTCAATCCAGTGAGCATTCCCGTATCTTCCTCACCCCAGTCTTCGCTTCCCGCGACGAGTGCGGCAATTCTCTCTTCTTTTGTCTTCTTCATGTCCTCATTTCCTCTCGTGTTTTCTTTGTCGGTGTTCTGGTTTACTGCAACAACAGGTTTGTAACTGGTTTCCTGTATGACCTCGACACGGGCACCAACAAGAGTCACTTGCTCGTTGGCATCCATCGCATAACCTTGGTCATACAGTTTTGTCCCATCATTGGACTCGTGTGCATATACGACATGGTTGTCGTATAGATCACGAACCCAAACGAAATCATCATTGCCGAGATTCAGGGATGCTCTCAGGACGTCACGCACAGCAGCGTATGTGTCGTCGAAACTCATCTCCTGTGTCACGAACCCCAAAGTCTTCAGGACCTTGATGATGTCAGCTGGTTTCATATCCTCTCCCTCTTCCTGATTGATCCGGGGAAGACCCGCACCATCTGTTACTGAACAGGCACCTTTCCCACCGGGGAGAAGGGCCAAGTGATCTGGACGATAGTTGACAGCAATCACGTCATAGTGCTCACCGTTCCAATCTCCACTTTCCTTGATCTCATCAACGAAGAGACCAGTAGAGACTTCCATCATCTTATTAGCATTGAGGATCTCCATGATGGTCTCATCGACTTCATCAGCCTTTGCAACGTCGATCCATGCTTCTGCCTTGAGTGCTTTGAGATCCTCATCCCAGAAAGCATTGAAGACAACACCCACACACTGATCCTCAAGAACCTCGGGACTGTTCGCCGTGACGGCATCCCCGTTGTCGTTAGGATGGAAGACGGGAAGGGGTGAACCATTCCATGCGTCGGTGTATTTCTGGAGTTCCTCTGCGGTATAGAGACAATCATTGTGAACTCCTTCCACCATGAGGATGACGGGAGCAACCAGATACGGACGTCCCTCAAAAGTTTCCTGACGAATGAGGTCACTCATGAGTTTATGAAGACGACTGTTGTGCACCATCTTGGTCATCTTCCTTGTCTTCTTCAGCTTCTTCGTTCTAGGCATCCTACTTCTCCCCATTGTTCAGTATGTCACGGAGGGCTTCCGCTTTCATATGTGCTTGGTATCCTTCAAAGGACTTGATTGACTGGTTGTTCTTCATGACATGCACCACATCATCCTCTGTAAGGACTGAATGCGGGGTGATAGCAGGTCCGCTATGGCTCTGTAATGGTTTTGAGGTCACATTGTGTGTATGGAGGTCCTTGAACCCTACAGGAGCTATTCTCCGGGATTTCAGTCCCCAGTAGTGTTTCCTGTGAGTTGCTCTGGTGTTCCGGTTCATAACTCCCCTTCTCCCTCTCCCACTCTCATCTCCGGTAATACAGGCAACGCCATACAACGACAGTTCGGATGGAGGGGTATCATTCCCTCGATCACTCGGAGGGAGAAGACCTCCCCCTCCAGTGCTTCACAGTCAGGACAGACATTGAACCCCGCGGTCTTCCACTCTGCTCTGATCCGTACACCCTCAATACCCGCTTCTTTGTAAGTATTGATTGTGGCGACATGATGAGCACGGATGGTCTCTGTCCGGGCAAGGGTCTTTGCTCTGGTGATCCCGATCTTGTCTACCCTGTCCTGTAGAGCCCGGGCGAGTTGCATGGGTGACTTGCCCTCTGCGAATCCTTCGGCGAGGGACCTGCTTATCTGCTGACTCATCGCCTCCGTGATACCCTTGAGTTCAGCAAAGTCCCGACTGTAGAGGAGACCTACTCTGTCAGCATGGACAGGACGATTGAAGAGTGAGTCGATTGGGAAGGTGGGATCTGTGGGAAGTGTACTGGGGGTGATACCGATCTTCGTGAGTTCGTCCTGTCCCCTTTGCATACCCTTCTTGTATGCGGAGTCGATGTATACGTTCTGCCATCCCGTATTCCCTATGATCTGTCTGTTCGGTCCGTAGGTTACTTCGAGGACATCTTCATCCACTCGACCCTGAAGCCAAGACATGAACCCTTCCATCTTCTCAGCAGAAGTATTGAAAGCAAACTGTCTCTTGGGGATGGCGGCGAGACCCTTCATGGGATCCGGGGGAGCCTTCAATCCGAAGCAGTCATTGGTGACTATGGATTCGTAGATCTCTCTACGGATGATCTTGAATCGTCTGGTCATGTCTGCTGACCACTGCTTCCGGATACCCACTGTATGTGTGGGGTCCATCTTCCAGACCACGGCGTTTTTCCGTAGCTGGTTGCAGGTACACTTTGACGAGTGCTTGGTCATTTCTTCTTTGTCTCTCTGGTATTCATCCGGTCCTGTGCTTCTTTAATCTTCTTGAGGATGGTGGAAGGGGAGACACCCATCTTGGGGAAGCGAGGTGACAATTCTTTCTTTGCCTGCTTCACTGAGATCCTCTTGAACTTCTTTTCAATCGACGTAACAACCTTCTCGAAAGAGGATGATGCTTTTGCAGAGCTCCCATTGGTAAGAAGTACACGCATCAGTCATCCTCCCCGGCCAGACGTTCTTCTTCAGCAAGCCTCTCTTCTTCAGCAATACGATCCGCCTCTTCCTGCTCGCCGTCTTCGTCTTCCATCATCTCCACGACCTCTGCAATCATGGACTCAGCCTCCTCCTCACTGAAGGAAAGGATCTTGGTGAAGAAGTGGAATGGGACGATCGCTGCTTCCAGTCCCCATCTGATGTACATCGAGATAGCTTCTGTCCGGAGCTTAGCAACCTCCGCGGCGTCCTTGGCATTGAGTGCCTTGATGTCAGGCCATACAATCATGAATCGTTCCTCAAGAGGAGCAGGCAGGACCTTACACAGGATGAGTCTCTCGATAAGGGGACGGAGCATCATGGGAGTTGCATACGTCTGACGTCTCTCGTCCACACGTTCCTCCCAGTTGTCTTTATCCTGTGTGCTTGCCAGTTCACCCCTCTCACTACCGATCAGGATCCTCTGAGGGATCTTGGAGGCACCACTGATCAGAGCAATCTGGATCTCGAAGTGTTCCTTGGGTTGAGCGATGTTGGGTTGGAGTTCTTTCATTTCCATCCCCTGAAGTCTCAGGATCCTTGTGAGGTTGTGGACGTAGTTCGACAACTGAGTCTCTATGTCCTCCACCTGAGCAGTAGTAAGGCTTGCTGCCTTGTCCATCTGGAGAGCGAGACCATTGAACGCACCCCTCCACAACATCTCAGCACTACCACCCGTAATCTTGGCAACGTCCTCCAGTCGATTGTACACGGCCTTGAGTCTGGGGATACCGTAGACATCACTGGTGAGTCTGTTGTCTGCCACATGGAGGATACGAGTCCAGTGGACCTTCTTCTTGTTGGCGGTCTTCGTCCTGATCGTTGCTCCACTCGCGGTCTTCCTCTCAGTGTTCCCGGCAATGGTCATGTCTATCTTGTAGACCTCTGGGAGGCCGAACCTCTTGTCCTTGTTGTCTGTCACCCATGTATACACCTCTACCTGATCCTCTGAGTATGGTTGACAGTAGAGAAGGTTCTTTGCGGACTTACATGGGACCCCTAGAGTCTTGCCGTCGTCGAATCCAAGGAGGAGGACACCGAAGGTCCCTATCCCTGAGAGCACGTCTATCCTGTGGAGGTAGTGGTAGAGGTTGACTGATTCCACAACGGATACCCACTTCGTCTGGAAGTCGGTCTCTCCCTCGTCCTGATCGTCCGTGACCAGTGGAGGTGTTCTCCATGTAGCATCCGGGAAGGCTGAGACCACACGTCCTGCGATGTCCTGACGTGTGAATCGTGACATGTAGTCTGTGAAGGTAAGGACCTTCTTCCACCCACAGGCTTCATACATGTCCCTGTCACCACCGAAGGTCTTGCCGAGTGTACTGGCGATCTTACTCCGTGAGGCAAGAACACTCTCAGCATTGTTCATCAATGACTGAGAAAGCATGTCTTGTACTTTCGTATTGGTCTTCAGTGCCTTCGTTCTCATATTATCGCCTTGATTCCCCATGTACCTACGGACTCTTCATCCTCGATGGGGTGTAGTTTGTTGTAGCAACCTGCGAGAGCATCCACCTGATCCTTGAACGTACTTCTTGGGAACTTCCTCATCTCATCTGTGGCATCATCTATCCAATGGGGAGGACTGTCCGGGTCAAAGGAGTATTCCACTGGAGGAAGGACGAAGAAGACCAGACCATTCTCCACACCGGCTGCTAGGGGTTGAGCCCGGGCGGTCTTGTTCCCGTCACTTGCTCCGACTGGATCCTTGTGTACATCGAAAGCGGCGAGGTTGATGAGTGTGTTCTCTGCTGACTCCTTGCCTCCACTTCCGGGTTCCTGTTCAACCCAGATGGCAATCCCGTTCAAGGCCACCCCTCTACTCTCTGAGAAGTCACTGGCATCCTTGGTAGACACTTCCTTGATGATGGATTCTCTCTTACCACTACCCCACTGACCCTTTGTGATGTCTGAGTAGACAGTGGATCCATTCTTCATGACGTGTCCCAGAGCACTAGCAGTCCGAGCACCTCCACCCTCTGTCCCCGCCTTGTCCCAGTACCTTACGGATCGGACGATGTTCTGCTTCTTGACCTGCCAAGCCTCGTGGGTGATGTACCTAAGACTCTCGACAGGGATCATAGCACCTTTACGAGGAGAAGGACGTTGCTGGAGTTGTCCTGCTGTACCGTATGGCCCTAATGATCGTTCCCTCTTCTTGACGGCCTCCTCTGGTTGCTTCTCTGGCCATAGGAGTTCACCCTCTTCAGTACGGGGATCAACAAAGTCGATAATAGTACGTGTACGTTCTTCTTCTTCGTACCGTGCGGGGAGACAGAGGTGATTCCAGTCGGATGCTTCCCTCTTGAGGATGTGCCCTACGAGATCACTCTCATGGATCCTCTGCATGATGATGATGATAGCACCGGTCGTGTCGTCATTGAGACGGGTACTCATTGTCTCGTCCCACCATGCGATAGTTGCGAGTCTCTTGGTGTCACTCTCTGCATGTTTGACGTTGTGGGGATCGTCAACAACGATGATGTCTCCACCTTCACCCGTTGCCATACCGTCAGTGGAGGTTGCTATCCTGTATCCGTTGTAGTTGTTGTCGAATCTCTTCTTGGTGTTCTGATCACCTACGAGGACTAAGGGTCTCTCGAAGGTGTCTTCCTTTTGACGTAGGATGGCTTGATACCTTGGAGACTGGAAGATTCTACGGGACTTGACACTATCCCTTGTTGAGAGGTCCTGAGCGTATGAGGCATAGAGGAATCTGATCTCAGGATTGTGGAGCCATGCCCACATGGGAAAGAAGACGGATACACTCAGGGACTTCATGTGACGGGGAGGGATGTTGATGATGAGTCTCTTGATGTCCCCGGAGAGTACGGCTTCCAGATGTTCACAGATAGCATCTATATGCCAACCACTGACAAAGGGGGATGGATCGACATTCCTCCAGAGTAGAGGAATGAAGTCTGACATGGAGCGATACGCTAGTTCGTTGTCAATTGAGTGAAGACTGGGAAGGTTCGGTATCTGGGTCTTTACTTCCCTGTGCTTTTTCAATGACGTCCCGTACGCTTTCCAAGTCGGATTTGTTAAGCTTACTGAGGTCTGTGTCATCTGTTAACTCGTGCTCAATCTTTCCTGTATGCTCAATGAGTTGTTTCTGGACGTGTGCCCACAATTCGGGTTGACGGTTACATAGCCAGAAGACAATCGCTCCCACATCGGGGAGTATCTGCTTGTGGACTATCTTGATTTTCCTGCCCTTAGTCAGGACCTTGCAGTTGCGGAAGACAGGGTCTCCCTTCTTGTTCTCGCCAACCTGATTAGGTTCAGTAGTCTCTACAAAGTGGGTTCCCCTGATACAGATGGACTCCTCGGAGATCTCATCGTACTCACATCCGAGTGCTCTTTTCAGGAGCGACTTGGCGACACGACCTGAGTCAAATTCCCATGTCCCTTTTTTAATTGCTGTGTCGAACTTAGGGTGCTTGGTCATCCAAGTGTAAATTGCCGAACTGTCTGCAACCTCGAAGTGATCAGCTAACATGTCCTTAGTAGCACCGAACTTACTACACAGGTAATAGGCTTCCTCTACATAACAAGGACGGTACGATGTTGGAGCTCCACCTTTGGGATTCTTCCTTGCTTTCGTACGGGGCATCCACTCTCTCCTTGTTGTTGATGACAGTATATTCCCTGTTTATCTTACCTGTAAAGTAAGGGAGTTGCTCATAGGGGGTTACTTGAGGGCATTATGAGTCAATAGTAGTAAGGGTTTGGTGATCGTTAAAATAAATGCAGAAATATTCCCTGAAATGGTTGACGTCCTGAAATCATATGTTACAGTAGTTACATTCGTTACAGACGTAACAGATACAGCGGACAAGCTGACAAACAGGAGAACATCATGGTTAAGATCACAGACGACGTCATCACCCTCCTCTGCTACAAGTGGGTGAACTCGTGACCTCAGAAGAAGAAGTCCATGTGGCGATGGAACACGCTGGCATAATAAGTCTTGATACATTCGAGAACATACAAAAAGCCTTCCATGCTTTCGGTGACGCTCTCCTTGCGGTACAAGACCCACTCCAAGAATTGTATGAAAGTCTTCCCGACATAGGCAAGGATGATCCCATCCTCTTTCCCTTTCCTGATCCAGAACCGTGGCGTCGTGACAGTGACTATGAGGCGCACTCGGACACCGCCCTTCACTTATACAACCCCGGCGATGACATCCCTCCTAAGGTGGGACGCAACTCACTGTGTCCTTGTGGGAGTGGTCAGAAGTTCAAGAAGTGTTGCATTGACAAAGAAGGAGAGACCGAATGATTCACGTAATCGTATCCGACAGCCAGACCCGCTACACATTCCAGACGAAGGATGTGGTACTGATTGAGGAACCCGTTGTGAAATGGGAGGACGACAGAATGGTCTTTGACGGAGGTTCCGTTCACTTAAAAGGGGGTTTTGTATTGGAAGGAATTGAATCCGATAGTATCGCCGAAGTTCAGCAACAGATAAGGGAGGACAGCTGATGAGTCAATTCGTCTACAACATACAAGTGGATGACAGACATATGATGGAGTGTGGGTTCGTGGAAGCGAAGTCCATCAAGCAGGCGGAGGAACGGGTGAAGGGGATGTTCCCGAATCATGAGTTCATCGGTTGCTACCTCCCTGTGAAGAGGAA